TTAATGAGGATAGCGGTTTCAGCAGGGCATAATGTGTATATAAATAATGTATTCGACCCTGGGGCGGTGCGGCACCCGTACGTGGAAGCGGATCTTAACAAGGAGACAGTAAAGCTGCTGATACCTATGTTGGAACAACAGGGTCATACAGTGTTGGATGTAACTCCATATAATCAGCATTTCAAATCTAGTCGGGAGCATCATGTAGTAAGATGCAATAAGGCTGATGAGTTCAAAGCAGACATGTTCATAGACATACATCATAATGCTGGCGGAGGCACCGGTTCAGAAATCTTGGTGTATAGTACTAAGAGTCCATCTTATGAATACGCAGAAAAAATATTGAATCATCTTCATGAGGCCACTGGGTTGAGGAAACGCGGAGTGTTAATAAAACCTGCCTTCTGGTCTGTAAGCCTGTGCAAGGCACCGGCAATGATTACAGAAGGAGGATTTGTAGATTCCGACGTTGACATGAAAGCGTTAACACCTTTAAAGTATGCAGAGTCTATCGCTAAAGCATTTGGTCCTGTGGAAAAGCAACTAAAAACCATACTCATGAGCCTACATGGTACAGATATAGACGTAGAGGGTATAATGCTAAATGGTACTAACTACATCCCTGTAAGATTCCTAGAGAACATGGGCTATGAGGTGGATTGGAAAGATGGTAAGGTTATAATTAACTATAGGAGGTGATAGTATGTTAGAGCAATACATTCTACCTGAAATAACAATAATTATTCCTGTGCTTATAATCATAGGTATGATGCTTAAGAAGACGACATACATACAGGACTGGACAATTCCTATAATATTAGCTGTAGTAGGTATTCTACTCGCAGTTGTTACTATAGGAGCCAAAGATGGCTATACTCCTGAGAATATAGTAACCGGAATAATACAGGGTATATTAGCTACTGGTATGGCAGTATATGTTCATCAATTATCTATACAAACAGGAAGAAAAAGAGGCCAGGATTAATTTCCTGGCTTTTTTAAAGGCTCCATTACGAGTCCGTGTTAATAGACCTAATATAAAAACCTAGGTGCGCTATCACGGGCTCGTAATAAAGGTTATGGACGTGTTACGAATATAATTATACCTTTTATTAGTTTATTTTTAGCCAATTTTATCTGTTTCTTCTTATTATATAATAAAGGGGTAAGGTGTTGCAGCGTTCTTCAGTAATTTTATAATCCGTAGTAAACTGTGAAAGAAAGTAGTATAATATAAATGAAAGGGGGAATTAAATATGCAGAAAAAGCTTCTAGTCGCGGTAGTGCTAAGTGCCTGTATAAGTTCAGTATTGACTTATAAGGTTGTTGTAGATAAGCACGAAAGCGTACATACAGAAAATAAGGAGGTGATAGATAGACTTAGCGCCACAGTGTCGAGGGCCAATATATTACAAGACACATATAAAACAAAAGTCCTACAGTTACAGAATGAAGTTAATGAATTAACAGCACACATAGAGACACTTAGACAAGTAACAGAAAAGTACTCTGTAGATACATTCCAAGTAACAGCTTATTCTCCATATGATAATGTAAATGGTATGAATAACGATGGTGACCCTAATACGACAGCTACAGGCACTAAACCAAGACCTGGTACAATAGCAGTAGACCCTACGGTAATACCATACGGCTCAAAGATAATTATAATATATGAAGATGGTATTGTGGAGCACGGCATCGCTGAGGATTGTGGTGGATTAATCAAAGGGAACATAATTGATGTATTTAGACAAACATATAAAGAGGCAGTTGAGCACGGTAGACGGGAGGCAACTGTGATATGGTACAACGACTAATTTGTGAAAGGGCCGTAGAGCTGATGCAAAGTGCTACTAAGATTGATGTGTTATGTATGGGTACTCCAAAGGTTGTAGGTGACTCTGTAGGTCCAAGAGTTGGTTCACTCCTCAAGGCTGCAGGGTTACCAGATCGAATTAAAATCATAGGATGTACAGATGAACCTGTGCATAGAAGAAACTTATGTGATAAGCTACAACTACTACGTGATGATGCACTGGTAATATGTGTAGATGCGGCTGTAGGTGAGGATTATCCACTAGTTAAACTAAGGGCTGGGCCAATGCAACCCGGTGCTGCGATATCAGAGGAACAACTATTGATAGGTGATGTGTCGATACTTTGCAGCGTCGCAGAAACTACTAAAGACCTACGCCTCTGTAGTGAAGACTATGTTAATAATATTGCTGAGGAAACAGCTGCTACTTTAATTACATTACTGTCTACTTGATCTGAACTACATTATATATTATATTAACTTAATTTTTATATTAATTTAATTATCTTTATTAATAAATTAAGGAGGACTATTTTTAGTTTTTAAAATTTTATTTTTAATTTTTGATTTTTAATTTTAAAATAACATTTTTTAAAACGTGACGCCCCTTAATTTATTAACCAAGTTAGCTAAGAAAATTAAAAAATTAAGTTAAGAAATTCGTGAAGAATAATAGTGTAATTTTTAAAATGTATAGCGTATAATATATTTAGAGAACAAAATAAAAAATAAATGGAGGTTTTGTACAATGAGTGTATTAACAACTGAAATTACTTGCCCACATTGTGAAGGCACCATCACTATTGAAAGACCGGCGCCACAAAGAAGGGGAACACTAGCAGGAATACCGCTTGAAGAAATGACCGATGAGCAATTAAAGATTGAAATCAGAAATGCTAAGTCAGTTCTTTACAAAGCACAAAAAAGAAACGCACCTGCTGAAACAATTTTAAACAATCAAGCAAGAGTAGATGCAGCATTAGCTGAAAAGGCGAAGAGAGACGCAGCTAAAGCATCTAAGGAAGACTCTGCTGAAGAAGAAGACATTTACGAAGAAGACATTTACGAAGAAGCATAAGATGATATTTCCTACAACCTGTCGGACAGGTTGTAGCCTTGGCACAGTTTCCACCCCCCTCCTGTGCCAGGGCTAGAGCTTGTTCTCTTACGCTATCATTCATAACCCCCCAATATGGGTATTTTAGGGAAGGTTGGTCGAGTTAGGTTGAAGACGCCTGTTTACTAAACAGGTAGAGGTAAAACTCTCGCGGGTTCAAATCCCGCACCTTCCTCCATTTTTTACATTTGTGTTTAAAAAGATCATTATTCAAAGGGGGAGTGATGCTTGAATAATAAATTACTAATTAACCACAAGTATATTGAAATTCAGTGTAGCAGGGATGATTGGGAAACTCAAAATTTAATTAGTCAAATACCTTATGTGCATAGTAATAGGACAAAGACAAAATTCAGAACATCATCTCGCAATATCGCATTGGTGCTGAAGCTATTTAGAAATATTGATGAAACGAATGTAGATTCTTTACCACCAAACATACGTGAAATATGGGAGAATGAGATGCACAAGCAAGCCGTAACAAAGAAACTATTAGAACAGGGGCCGCAGCGACCACGCGGCTGGTTGTACGCCCATCAACAGCTAGGAAGAGAATTAGCTGAAATACATGATAGGTATGCCTTCTTCTATGCTACCCGTACAGGAAAGACACCGATGAGTCTACAGATAATTGCTGACGACATAGAAAAGAATCCGGACCATAAATGGCTAGTAATTTGTCCGCTGATACTTATAGAGAATGCATGGTTACCCGATGCAGCTCACTTCTTCCCAGAACTGAAAGTAGTGAACTTACATGATAGGACTAAAGCTAAACGCTTGAAGAAATTCCAACAGGATGCTAACCTGTATATAACCAACATAGAGTCTTTTGTGAGCTATCGAGAATATATTGATAAGCTAAATATCCATGGGTGCTTTGTAGATGAAAGTTCCGCGATGAAAAGCAGCAAGTCAAAGTTCAGTAAGGAAGCTGTAGATTACGCCCAGACGCTGAAGCGCTGGTATCTTCTTTCCGGTACTCCAGCGCCGAATGGTGAATGGGAATATTACCGTCAACTGCAATCTATAGATTACTATGGAGTACATCAATCATGGACACAATTCAAAAACTACTTCTTTGATAACGTATCTTACAGCCCGCAGTTTGAGAAGCTACAGGTTAAAGAACACAAAAGAGACGAATTAATGCAGCTTCTCCGCAAATATTCAGTGTATGTTGATAAAGAAGATGTGTTGAATACGCCTGGAAGAGACTTTATCACTGTAGATATTACAATGCCTAAAGAACTGACAGAGCAGTATAATCAGCTAAAAAGAGAATTGTATTTAGAATTAATGGAAGAGGATATACTCATAACGGCCCCAAGCGCCGGTGCGAAGCGTAACAAGTTGAATCAAGTCACATCTGGATTTATAATTGACACTAAGTCACAGGAAACGTATTTACTTTCTGATTACAGGTTTAAGGTATTAGAAAATCTTCTACGCAACATTGGAGAAGAGGAGCAAGTTATAATATGGTGTAACTACCATAAGGAATTTGAGGTTATACAGGATATGTTAGGCGACAAGTGTGCCTGCGTATATGGTAAGGTTAGTATTGAGGATAAGAATAAGAACTTGAAAAACTTTAAAGAGGGGAAAGTTCAGTATCTTGTAGCTAACCCTGCTTCTGCAGATAAGGGGCTTACCCTTACTAATACTAGATTTGCGATATACTTTAGTATGAATGACAGCTTGGAATTATTTGAACAGTCAGCTGATAGGATATACGGCGACAAATCAAAGCAGCCGCACAGATGTACTTATTATATTATACAAGCGAAGGGTACTATAGATGAGGTTATCTACAGGTCCATTAAGAATAAAGAAAATGTAAGTATGGCGATACTGAATTACTTGAAGGGAGGAATACAATGATACACATTAAAACAGTTAAAGTGACCAATCCTAAAAACGTTCTTGTACAATTACCCAAATACATTGTAGATAAATGGGGGTTGAAGCAAGGAGATAGCATGGAGGTGCTTACAGATGAAAAAGAAGAAACAATCACAATCAAACCACGCGGACGATATGTTAACATACGCCCAGGAAGCAACGCTGACAAAGAAGGTTAAGAGCTGGCTAGATACTCAAGATGACGTTGCCTACTACAAGGCATCTGATAGATACCAGAAAGGTATATCGGATTTCATAATATGTGTGGACGGTATGTTCGTAGCTGCTGAATTAAAGGCAACAGGTGGTACAGCGTCACCTCACCAGAAGCTTTTCATAAAGGAAATACAGAGGGCTGGTGGTATAGGCGGTATTTGTTACACGCTCCATGATGTAAAAGAGCTGGTACGTGCGGCGCGCCTCAGAAAAAATAATTGCTAAAGAAATATTCTTTATTTTATAGTATAATATTAATAAGAAGGGGGGAATAATAATGAATAAAAAATTTTTACAGCGAGCCGGTTTTGGTGAGGAAGTTAAGGCTGTAGAGCAAAAGGAATGCCCTATATGCGGTATAAAGATTGATATGGAGGCATTCAGGGATGCGCTATCTGTGAAAGAGTTTAAAATCTCTGGAATATGTCAGAAATGTCAGGATGATATATTTGACTAGATCTGATGAATTACTTTTAATGGACAAATCGCCAGAGGTAGTAGAAGAGCTCATAAAATTAAATGAAGGGCTCATTGGGAAACAGCTTAAGAAGTTTGGTCTAATAGGTGACCCAGAAGCGCTGAGCCTAGGATACGAAGCATTGTATAAAGCGATAATGACTTTTAATACTAGTAGAAGCAATAAATTCTCTACTTATGCTACTGTCTGTATCTACAATAAATTAGGCTCATATGTGCGGAGTATCAACACAGCAATAAACAAGAATACTATTTCTTATGATGCACCTGTAGATGACAAAGAGACTACCCATCTAGACCGCTTTGAAAGCGCACTAACTGCTGACGGAAGGCTGCTAGAAGAGACTGGAGTCAAGGAAATAATGCAGTGCGTTGAGCAATGTATAGCTGAGGTAAATAGTAAGACACAAAGAAACATATTAGAATACTGGCGAGAGTCCATGTTCAGAGCAACTCACAGAGAGATAGCATCAAAACTCGATTGCTCACAGTCTTATGTAAGCCAGACCCTTAACCGGTTCAGAAGTAATCTAAAAAACAAATTGGAGGTATTATAATGAAGGAAATTGCAAAAGCAATACACGAAATTCAAGCAGCGTCAGGTAGGAATAGTAAATTAGCATTATTAAGACAGTATGAAAATTTACCAGGATTTAAAGAAACTATACGTTTTATATATGACCCATATGTTAGGACAGGAATAGCAGATAAGAAGTTAATAAAAGGTATGCATAATATGAAGAATGAGCAGCTAACTGTTTACAATGTTATAGAATATTTCAAAAATAACCAAACTGGTACTGATGACGATGTACATTTTGCATGGTTATTTATAAACGCACAAGAAACTGAGCAGGCTAGAGACTTAGCATTTGCAATGATAACTAAGAACTTAAAAATAGGAATTGCCGACACATCTTTAAATAAAGTATATGGTGCTGATTTCATACCAAAAATAGGCTGTATGCTAGGTGTGCCGTATCCAGAGAATAAACATAAGGTGAAAGGTCCGTTTATAGCTACAGAGAAGCTTGACGGTATTAGGAGAATATTAGTTAAAGAAAACGGTAAATGCAGGATGTACAGTAGATCTGGAATAGAGGATGAAGGTCTTGTAGAAATAATTGAAGAGGCCAGATATTTACCGGATAATGCTGTATATGATGGGGAGCTTCTTGCGATAGGTACTTATGAAAATAACATTGCATTGAGGCAAGCAACCAATTCAATAGCTAATAGGAAGGGAATACGCACAGGGGTAACATTTAACATATTTGATGTAATACCACTAGATGAATTTAAGAAAGGAAAATCTAAATATAATGCGCTAAATAGAAAGTTACTATTAGGCGCAATGTTTGGCGACGATGGAATACGGCATCTACATGATGACTGGGCTAAAATTATGGTAGCGTTTGATCTGGGACATGAGTTCAGAACCATAAAGGTAGTACCAATTCTAGGTGTAGTATCTACAGACGAAGAAATAGCAGAGTTAGTCACGCCAATCTGGAAGCGCGGCGGTGAAGGTATTATGTTAAACACTATGGAAGGCCACTATGAAATAAAGCGCTCAAATAATTTATTGAAAGTTAAATATAGTGAATCACTAGACCTTAAGGTTGTAGATATTCAGGAAGGTGCAGGTAAATATAAAGGAATGTTAGGCGCCGCGATTGTAGAATACAAAGGTTATAGGGTTGGAGTTGGTTCAGGATTTAGCGATGAAGAAAGGCAGCGCTTTTGGAATAATCCAGAGGAGATACTTGGTAAGACAATTGAAGTAGATACCTTTGGAGAGTCAAAAGACCAGTTCGGAAACGTGTCATTAAACTGTGCTATATTCAAGGGGGTGCGTTATGACAAATAAATTATCACTTAAGGAGCAGTTGTTAGCTGTCGCCGAAACTATTGAAGAACCGAAGGCATTAGTAGTCGCTGTAGAGTTACCTACAGGTGCTATTGAAATAATAACGAACACATCTAATATTGACTCTAAGTTAGAGTATTATACTACTATGTACGACGATGAATTTAGACTACGCGCTAACCCCAAAGTCAGAATAGTTGGCGCCATGATTGTGTGAGGAGGGAGCTAGATGCAACCTATAAAAGATAGAGATATTGTTCATGTAATTTTACTAGAAAGTGGTTCTTATTGGATATCTGGAGGATTTAGTGGAGATGGGATTATGTCCACACTTAATTTAAGCTCGGCTACTTTTCTATCGTGTGAAGATGCTTGTTATAAAGCCAACTTGTTGGCTAAAAACGGAAAGCGTTGTGAAGTTATCCCTGTACTGTTAATGGTTGATGATTAATATTATTATGTGAGGAGGTTAGAGATGAATATATTTGATAAGTTTCAAATAGAAATGGCAGCAAAAGAACTCAAAAATATAATGCCAGAATATGAGATGATGGCTAATGTTATTACAGAGCAAATGATGATATATTTTAACGCACTAATAAAAGCTGGATTCACTAAGAAACAGGCGTTTGAATTAGTGAAGGAACATGGTGCTAATGTTGGTAAATTACCATTAGGAGGTAATTAAATGATAATAGCAATAGATGGCGCCTGTAGGAAACCTGGGACGCCGGAATGCTTTTCAGTTGGAGCCTATATAGCTAAAGATAAAAGCAGTAATAAGATATATGGACATGATGCCGTATATGAGACACAGTCTACTGGACAGCGTGGTGAAATATTGGCTTTACTACAGGCGCTTAAAAGATGTATTAAATCTAATGAGGAGCTAATCTATATAATCTCAGACTCTGAATATGTAGTAAATTGTATCAATAAGGAATGGTACAAGAATTGGGAAAACAAGGGCTGGATAACAGCTGAAGGTGAAGAAGTCAAGAACAAGGACCTATGGGAGATAGCATCTGGTTTACTAAGTGCGCTAGAAGATAAAGAAATTGTAGTTTATCATATAAAGGGACACGTATTTCCATTCGGCAAAGTAACTGCTAAGAAGTTAATAGAATCAGATGCTTCATTACAGGCCCTATACGACGCGGTAGCTAAGAAATTTGATGCTGAGTATCCTAAGAGACAGAAAGAACTAGATTTAGCGTGCGCATTGTTTGAAAAAAATAATGGCATAAGTATAGGAAAAGACAGCGAAGTGCTGAGGGAACTGATTATTGTAAATGTGATGGCAGATCTAATAGCCAGCGTCTATGCTGATACAGCTAATAATCTTGGATCAGTCAACTAGGCACAGTATTTAAAACTTTCTATTTACATCCGCATTCTTTTATGATATAATAATATTAAAGTACAAATTAGGAGGTGAAATAATGGCTAAAGTTTATGTAGTAAATAATACACATCATAACTATTCCAAGGCAGAACGGTATGGAAAACTGGTAGATGTTACTAAGGGAAAGATACCGATATTTAAGACGAGTACAGTAAGAGCTATGCTAGAAAAAGGTCTTGCAGCGTTTACTAAGGATGACTACTTGTTAATATCAGGACCTGCAATAGTAAACATAATGGCAGCTACATTATTGTACAACAAATTTGATACTGTAAAATTTTTAATATTTGATGCTAAACAGCAGGATTATGTTGTAAGGCATTTGAATAAATAATAAATTAAGGAGGAATTTAAAAATGAAAGATTTAGTAAAGAAAGAAAACCAAGCAATGATAGACTCAATGAATGGTACACCGTTAGGATTTGAAGACGATAATGAAGGCGATATGATTATACCTAGAATAAAGGTTATCAATGCGCTTAGTCCAGAGAGGAAAGATAAGTTAGCTGATGAGGGAGACATAGTAAACTCACTAACTGTAGAAAAATTAAATGGCAAAGTATTCATACCTGTGTTTAAGTTCAACTCTAATATTGAGTGGAAAGATAGAGCAGATGGAGGAGGAATACACTGCCACGCTAAAGATGGTAAGAGAGGCTTCGAGTCAGATGGTACTTCAAAGATGTGCGCTCAGTGCAGAAGAAACGAATTCGACAACACTAAAGTAGGCAGGGAAGCTCTTCCTAAATGTACAAAATACATCAACTTCTTTGGATTTATTCAAGGAGAAAGAATGCCAATTATCCTAAGCTTCTCAAAGACCAACTATAATGAAGGTAGAAAACTATATAGTTTAGCAAGAGTGACAATGCAAAACATGTGGAACCATGGATATATCTTGGACTCTAAGCTAATGGCTAAAGGTGGAAACGAATGGTATAACATTGTAGTTACCGCTGCAGGACCGACTTCAGAAGAGGATAGAGCCTTTGGAATGAAGTTATTTAAGTCATTCAGAAACTCTGACTTAGTATATGATTTAGGTGACACTAGTGCTGAAGCAGCTTCCACATCTCATGCGTCCCAGGAGGAGATAGACTCAGTTGAGTTTTAATGATAGATATGGGAGGTTAGAAGCCTCCCTAATCTTATCTAGTAGGGGGAATGATGAGGTTGAACTGGAAATATGATAAACAGTATGATTGTTATGTAAGTGATACAGGAATAGTAAAAGATGCTAGTGGTAAAGTGTTAACACAAACAGTAACCGCTCAGGGCTACCTTAGCGTAACAGTATACCCTCATGGTGGTACTCGTAAAACAGTCACAGTGCATAGGTTAGTAGCGCGTAACTTCATAGACAACCCTCAGAACAAGCCTACAGTAAATCACATAGATGGTAACAAACAAAACAATGTAGTAAGCAATCTAGAGTGGGCAACATATAAAGAGAATATGCGTCATGCTATAGATAACGGGCTAGGTAGGAAGTGTCACAAAGTAGACCAATTTAAAGATGGTAAGTTAGTAGCTACACATAACTCATTGGTAGAAGCAGCCCGAGCGATAGGATTAGCATCCCTATCAAAAGGCGGTGCTTCAGCTATACGTTTGTGCTATATGGGATACCAAAAGACATGCAAGGGTTTTACTTTCAGGTATCATGAGCCTGGAGGTGAGGAAAATTAACTGGAAGGATTACCGTAACAGAATCTTGGCAGAGATTGATAACGAAGCATTCTTTATGAGCGAGTTAAAGAATATTCATCGACGCGGTAGCGAATGGAAGGCGGAATGTCCGTTTAAAGAACTACACGCAAACCAAACTGATAATACACCCTCACTGACGGTCAATGTACTAAAAGGAGTATATTATTGTCAGACATGCCATAGCAAAGGAAACGTCCATACCCTCTATAAGACATTGTATGGATTATCTAGTGAGGAAGCATGGTTTGAACTTGGCGATGCGCTGCGTATTCCGAGACCAGATAGTACAAAGCCTACAAGACCTGATATCAACATAGGTTTAGTATCTGAATACCATCAAGCGTTGATGAGTCTAACAGGACCTATAAGAACAGTACTACGTGAGCGAAGGGGTCTTACAGATGAGACGCTTAGACGTTTCCAGATAGGATGGGATGGAGAAAGAATAACTATACCAATATATGATGAATTCAATACTCTGGTAAACTTCAGAAGATATAAATGGAACTCATATGAAGATCAATATAAAGTAACCAACTATGAAGATGAAGTAGGGAACACATATGGTGAGGTCAGGATATTTGGTATTGAAAACTTAATCGATGAAGATATAGAATATGTAGTATGGTGTGAAGGTGAAATGGACCGTATCATCAATGAACAATACGGATTCCCTTCAGCATGTCCAACCAGTGGCGCGGGGTCGTGGCGACCAGAGTGGACCAAATACTTCAGAAATAAGAAACGTGTCTATATAGCGCAAGACAATGATGAGGCTGGACGTATAGCTACACAGAAGATATGCGAGAAGCTATTTAGAATTGTAGATGTATATGTAGTACAGTGGCCAGACGATTTCCCAGAAAAGGGAGATATAACTGACTTCTATGTAAAATCAGGACAGACAGCTGAAGATTTCCAAAGATTATTGGATAACGCTGTGAAGTATGTAGACCCTTCTCAAAAAGTAAATTTAGCAAACGAAACAGAAGCTAAGGAAGTACATCTAGCTGACTCAGCTAATGCAGAATTATATGGGACTAGGATAAGAGTACCAGTTATGATTTCAGGTAAAGATACCACACCGTATATGTGCCCTGAAGTAATAAAGGGATACTGCGGCGACGCAGCAGACGCAGATAATAAGAAGTGTAGTAGCTGTTATTTAGCAGCAATGGCAGGAGAGTATACAGTAACATTACAGGCTACAAATAAAGATATAATGAAGCTGATAAAATGTACTGAGGCACAACAGGAAGCAGTCATAAAAGATATACTAGGAATCAACAAGTCGTGTCCAAAACCAAGAATAACAATTGAAAAGTATATGAATATAGAAGAAATAAGGATGATACCAAAAGCTGAAGCAAACTTCGGTTTCGCAAAAGAACATGAGTATGTAGTTAGAACTGGGTATTATATAGGTAAAAATCTTAAAACGAACGAAAGATACACATTGGTTGGATATATGTATCCGGATCCACAGACACAATACGCAACATATTTGTTTGACAAAGCATATCCTGAGAAGAATATGATTAACGACTTTGAAATGAGCGACAATATCTACGAAATGCTAAAGATATTCCAAGTTAAGGACGGGCAGACAATTGAAGATAAGTTCAATGAAATTCACAAGGACTTGGAGAGGAACGTAACTTATATTTGGGAGCGCCGCGACGTAGGAATAGCAGTTGACCTCGTATATCATACAGTATTGAATTTCTATTTCCAGGAGCAATTCATAACTAGGGGTTGGGGCGAGCTACTTATCATAGGTGACTCAGGTCAAGCTAAAACCACACTTGTAGAAAGGCTTATGAACCACTATAAACTGGGTGAGCTACACTCTGGTGAGTCATCAAGGCGTACAGGTCTAGTATACAATATGCAACAGAACAACAAGCGATGGTTTTTAGTATGGGGTGCATTCCCATTAAATGATGGCGGTCTTATAACTATAGATGAGCTGTCAGGGCTTAGCGAGGATGATTTAGCACAAATGTCAGACGTTAGATCTTCTGGTATAGCTAGAACTACTGGAGTTATAACAGCTGAAACCACAGCGCGAACTAGAGCCATCTATATATCTAATCCCAGAAATGGTAGACAACTTAATGCTGAGACTTATGGTGTTATGTCCATACTTAAGTTGTTTGGTAAAACAGAAGATGTTAGAAGATTAGACCTAGCTATTGCAGTAGCGTCTGGAGACGTCAACCCATCGCTGGTTAATAGAAGTCTAGACGATATCCCTACAGTACCTCATGTATATACATCAGACCATTGTAATATGAGGGTATTGTGGGCATGGAGTCGTAGACCTGAACATATTAAGTTTGAAGACGATGCTGTTGCTACAATATTAAAGCTAGCAACACAGATGAGTAAGAAATATACTTCTAGAGTGCCTTTAGTCGAGGCGGCTGACCAACGTATTAAAATCGCTAGGTTATCGATAGCATGTGCATGTTGTGTATTTTCAACTACAGATGGAGAAGACGTTGTAGTTAAGAAGGAGCATGTGGAGTTTGTAGTTAATTTCTTGGATAGAATATACAGCTCCAAGAGCATGGGCTACGACAAGCTAAGTGAGCAAGAGAGAATTAACACAGATTCATCCGATGCTAACATTAATAAGTTACGTACACTGTTTGCATTATTACCGCTACAAGACTTTAATGAAATGGTTAAGGTATTATATCAATTACCATTCTTTAATAGATTTACTTTAGAAGACTATACAGGATTACCTAAGGATGATTTAAGATTGTTGTTAAAATTCTTGACCAACAATCACCTGGTGGAGCGTGTTAGAAGTGACTACAGAAGAATGCCGATCGGAACAGAGTTCCTAGAGCATTGTATTGAGAAGCCGTTCACACCTGATGAAATAGAAAGGGCTAGAAAAAACTACTATTCAGCAACTGAATATTAAAAGGAGGAATAAATAATGGATGTATTAAAGTATCTTACTAATTGTAACATATTATCTACAGTCACTCAGGAAGAAGATGAAAAGGAATGGTTAGCAAATAGGACTAATGGTATTGGTGGCTCTGATGTCGGTGCTATATGTGGGGTCAATCAATACTCAAGCCCTAGATTAATTTATCTTAAGAAGACCGGGCAGTATCAAGATAGCGAAGACGAACATAGTGAGGCTGCGTTAGAGAGAATGCATTTCGGTCATAT